AAAAGAAATAAACGTTTTGAAAAAGCTCATGGTTATAAACCTAACAAAAGCACAGCTAAACCATTTCAAAATGTTTCTAGTAGCGGAAGTAATAGTAAATCAGCTATCATTCCAGCTAAATCACAATCACAAAGAGGAAGTTCTTTTAAAATTCACAAAGTAAGAGGTACAGGTGCAAATTCACTTAGAGGAATGGGAACAGGAAGACAAATAGGTTCTTCAGGTTCTGCTGAATCTTGGAGAAGGGATATGGAAAGATTAACGAATATGCCTTCTTTTAATGATTTAACACGATCAATGTTTAAGAAAAAAAGAAAAGCTCTTGGTGGTGTTGCTAGTTTTAAAAGAGGTGGAGATAATATGCCTGCTAGAAATAAAAAGAATTTTAGATCTACTAAAAGTGGTGCAGGAATGACTGCTGCAGGTGTTGCAGCATATAGAAGAAAAAACCCTGGAAGTAAATTAAGCACTGCTGTTACAGAAGACAATCCAGGGAAGAAAAGATCAGCTAGAAGAAAATCATACTGCGCAAGAAGTGCAGGACAGATGAAGAAGTTTCCAAAAGCTGCAAAAGATCCTAATTCAAGATTAAGGCAAGCAAGAAGACGTTGGAAGTGTTAGCTTATGGCATACTTGAATGCTGATATACCACCTATATACTGCAAGATAAGAAAGGAATATTTATATGATCTTAAAAAACATCAAGGAGAGTCTGTTGACTGTTGTATCTTTAGTGTGGTCTCTATTACAGATCGCGCACTCTTATTTAACATTATGTTACCAAATGGTGCGTGTTTTTGGAGATTGCCTATATCAGCGTTTTTTCAAGAAAAATTCGATAGAGCCGAAGTGCCTGATATGCCGATCGACCAGCTTCAACTGTGGAATTGTTTTAGTTATTATCCTAGTGTTCATTGCTTTAGTTTTCTAAGAGGTAAACGAGGAAAGTATTATGGAAAAGATAAAAAAAATTATCCGTTCGAATATTTATTTACCATTGATTGGGGTCATCCAGAAGGAAACATTTTGGATACGGAACATTCTGAAATACCCGCTGAACATAAGTGTGCGCATATATTGGCTCTTGATGACGGCAATTATGCAGCTCAGCCTAATAACCGCATTCTGTGGGATGCTCCTAACTACACTGTTGGTGACGGTGTTCCAGACTATTCTGTTCAAACTACGAAATGGAACGTTGAAAATAAAGACTGGCTTACAGAAGATAGTGACAAAATGTTTTATGATGTTGAAGAAAAAATAAATGCAGAGGATAAAAGTTACGAATAATGGATAGACTTATATATAATTTTTTTGGACTACTAGACAAGATGTTTGATTGGGTCAATAATATATTTAAAAACAAAAAAAGAAAAAAATAATTATGGAGTATCAGAGGATGAATTATTATTTTACAGGTGCTTTAATTGTAGCTTTCGTATTATTAGCTTTTTTTATACAACCAGGATACATACCTAGATGAATAATAAACCACTAAACATCGGAGAAGAGGCACGCGTGCAGATGCCGATGAAGACGGTTGCTAGCCTGATCGTTCTTGTCGCAATGGGAGTTTTTGCTTATACAGAACTGACTTCGAGATTAGTATCATTAGAAACATCAAGAGAATTATTTGAAAATGATTTACTTAAAAAATCTGAACAGGTCCCCGTGGACCAGGAGCAACATTTTTTATTAGAAGATCTTTATAAAAGTGTAGAGCAAATTGAGACGAGGATCGAGGATATGATGCATAATAAAGTAAATATTTCATTTATACAAAAACAAACTGAAAAACTTTTAGTTGATGTTGAAAACTTAAAAGACAAAGTTAGAGCAAACGGTAATGGAGCCCACTAATGACAGAGTTAATTATTGCTCTTCTTATGATTGTACATGGAGAGATTAAGGAAGCCCGTATACAACCCACAATGTCAGATTGTTTGAAGGGAAAGCGCATCGCAAAGCGTGCATCTAAGTCACATATAAAATATCAATGTATTAAATCAAAAGCAGAATTAGAGAAAAATATAGATGGATCTTTATCAATTAAAAAATTAATATTGGAGTAATAATGGAATTAACACGTAATTTTAGTTTACAAGAATTAATTAAATCAGATACAGCGATACGCAAGGGTATAAACAATAATCCTAGTTCTGGTCAAATAGAAAAATTAAAAGCATTATGTGAAAATATACTGCAACCGGTAAGAGACCATTTTGGAAGAGTTAAAGTGACTAGCGGATTCCGTTCAGAAGACCTTTGCCTTGCCATAGGATCGAGTCGAAACAGCCAACATGCAAAAGCTGAGGCGGCTGACTTCGAATGTGTTGGCGTCGATAATGCTGAAGTTGCTGATTGGATTAAAAAGAACCTACAGACAGATCAGTTGATTCTCGAGTACTACACTCCTGGAGAACCCAATTCGGGATGGATACACTGTAGCTGGATACCTGAAGGAAGACGTGAACAATTTTTACTTGCACACAGAGTAGAAGGTAAAACTAAATATAAACCAGTAATAGGAAAGGCTAAGGATTTAATATAATGGCAATAGGACGAGGACAAATATCCGCACAAATAGATGGTAAGTTAAGAGGTGCTAGAGGTGAAAAAAAGAAAAAATTACAAGTTAAAAACAAACTTAATCGCAAAAAACCTAAGGTCTTCAAAGTTTAGTCAAAAAGTGATACAATCCAAGAAATTGTACAACCGTAAAAAGGATATTAATGGCAACTTCAGGGACTACGACATTTGATTTATCTATAGAAGAAATCATACAAGAAGCTTACGAAAGATGTGGCATGTCCACAACAAGTGGTCACAGCCTAAGATCAGCTAGAACTAGCCTTAATTTATTATTTGCAGAATGGGCAAATAGAGGAATTCATCTTTGGAAAGTAGCCCTTCATGAAAACGCTTTAGTTTCTGGACAAGCAGAATATAGCGTCAGTGCAGGTGTAAGTGATGTATTAGAAGCTTTTGTTTCAACTACTGCTGCAGGAGCTAATACTGTAAACACACAAGATGTTGCTTTAACAAAAATAGATAGATCTGCTTATTCTGCGCTTCCTAATAAATTAGCTTTAGGTCAGCCATCACAATATTATGTAGATAGACAAGACACTCCCAAAATATATTTATATCAAGCTCCTAATTTAATTACTTATACTGTTTTAAAATATTATGTGATTAAAAGAATAGAAGATGCGGGAGCCTATTCAAATGATGCAGATGTGGTTTTTAGATTTTTACCTTGTATGGTAGCAGGACTTGCTTACTATTTAGCAATGAAGAACGCACCGACACTAGTACAACAAAACAAATTAATTTATGAAGATCAACTTAAAAGAGCTTTGGATGAAGATGGTCAAAGAACTTCAACATATATTACACCTCAATCTTTCTACCCTAATGGAATATAATTATGGCTAAATGGGCAACAGGTAAAAGATCACAAGCGATATCAGATAGATCAGGAATGGCTTTTCCCTACACTGAAATGGTTAAAGAATGGAATGGTTCATTAGTTCATTATTCAGAGTTTGAACCTAAACATCCACAAATACGTAGAAGACATAGCACTGCGGATGCAATAGCTTTACAAAATTCTAGAAATATGAAATTTCAACAACCAGTTGACATATCTACTATAAACCCTCAAGCACCCCAAGACGATACAATAGTAAGTTCAGGTGGTTCGATGGTTGGAATAGCTAATTTATCATTACCAGGTCAATTTGCTTTTCAAACACAATACGTAGAGGTAACTAGAGATGGGGTAACTTCAATTTTACATAGTATGATTCCACAAGATCCATCTTTACAAAATAGAAGAAGACAAGCAGAATTAACTTTAGGAAATATAACAGTGAGTATTACATAATGGCTATAACACATTCAAATTTTTTAACACAAGTAAGAAATTATACTGAAGTAAGCAGCAATGTTTTGACTGATGGAATTATTCAAGATTTTATTAGAAATATTGAATTAGATATTGCTGGTAAAGTAGATTATGATGATTTAAGAAAATACGCTACTTCAAATTTTACTGTTAATAATAGATACGTTTCATTACCTTCCGATGCTTTAGTTATAAGATCTGTACAGGTTATAGATGGGTCAAACAATAGAAGTTTTTTAGAAAAAAGAGATACAAGTTTTATTTCTGAATTTGCTCCAAATGATTCTACAACTGGTACACCAAAATATTATGCTAACTGGGAAGACAATGTACAAACTGGTAATATTATTCTTGTAGCTCCAACACCATCTGCTGCACTAACAGTGCAAATAAATTACATTAAAGATGCACCGAATTTTACTAGCACAAATAATACTTATCTATCTCAACATCAAGAATCTATGCTATTGCACGGTGTGTTAGCTGAAGCATTTAGATTTTTAAAAGGTCCTATGGATATGTACAATCTTTATGAAAAGAAGTACAATGAGGAAGTACAGAATTTTGCCCTACAACAAATGGGTAGAAGAAGACGAGCGGAGTATGATGATGGTGTGCCAAGAATACAAATACCTTCACCTCCTCCAAACACAAATTAATAAGGAGAATAATTATGGCAATAACAACAAATGCAATCTGTGATTCTTTTAAAAAAGAATTACTTCAAG